GTCCAATTAAAAATCTTTTAAATGTTATTTAATGAATTACAACTCATCCATATCTTCCATTAATTTATGGTATTCTACTAAATCATCTGAATCCTCTAATCTAATCATATTAATGTAGGAATTGACCATTGTCACAACACCGCTTTGTTCATCTTTAGAGTTTTCTGCTTCTGAAGGTTGGGCAGCTACTTCGCAGAATTTAAGAACCTTGTGACTTGGTGGTCGTTCCAACTTTTCCTGAATCCTCTTATAATTTTTGAATGCACTTTCTAGCCATGAATAGTTGATATATTCTTCAAAATGTAGCACAAATTCTAAATAACTATGATTATCGTACAGATTATCAATCATAGAGTTAAAGGCCTCCACACAGCATGGTTCAGTTGGTTTATGGGAATGTCGATCTACAACGTACTTTTGTATCCTAGCCATACTTTCCAAAAATTGATTTTTCTTTTTCTTTGAATAATAATTAACCAACTGGTCATCAACATTATAAAAGAATTTTGCTGGTTTACTTTTGATGTACTCACCTAACATATCAACTGGCATTTCCTTTCTTTTGGGTAAAAAATTATTATAAAGCTTCTCATATAATGGTAAATCATGATACCATGCTTTATCACCTAGTTTAATAGCAGATTTATATAAATTTTTAGGTAATCCGGTTTTGAATAATTTTGCATAAGAAAGCGAAACATTAATAGATTCTACTACTTTGTAAAAGGGCCTGCAAATTTTTGTACCATGGTTATGGCAATAATACACCTCCGTGGAGCAAGGTTTGATCTTATTTATATCCGTGGTTATCGCACAATATTTTAAAGTCAAGCCGTTACCCCAATTCCCAATAAAGTCTTTGGGTTGAAATACTTTATAAAATGCAATGTTGATATTATCATCTGAATACTCCGTAGTAGTGTGACATAGAACATCATCTCCGGATGCATGAGGAACAATATCAATCCCGCTATTATATCGAACATACAATACGTTAATAATCATAACAAAAGTATTAAGTGTTGAAGTAAAAGCAGAACCAGATGGTAGTTTATCCTTGATAAAAATATCCCATAAAGGTACATGTTCCTTACCATTTTGAAAAGCAAACTTAATCTGCCTGTAATCAGCACAATGCACTTTGTAAAACTCTTCTATTGTCGTATATTTTTGGATCTCATCAGGACATAACTCAATTATATCATTTATAAACGATTTCCAGAGTTTTCGAGTGCCCTCAGTATGGGATTGGTCGAATCCACTTAAATCTAGTGTTACCCATTTATTGTAACCGAGACTGATCATATTATCGATATAATTCTCTTTGTAATCGTAAGAGCGACCGACAGCGAACATGCCACCAAAAACCTTATCCATTATAACTTCAATACTTTTAGTTGCATTTCCCGCTACATACTTATGATAACCGCTGGGATTACAAATCATTCTGAATTTGTCACCCTTATGTTGAAACTCCTCTTTTCCGAAAGCACTATATGATAAGTCTCTCTCAGACTCTGGTACAGGTTGTCCTTTACGTGCATATTCAAGAAATTTCTTAACTTCCTTTTGTTTGCTTCTTTCCGTTATTGAATTAAACCATGCTTCTTTATTAATTTTAAAATACTTAACAATTGCATCCCTGATTTGAGATCGCCAGAATTTATTGTAATACTGAAATATCTCTTCATTGACTTTTGGATCTTCTGATGGCAACTTATTGAGAACCCTCCTGGTACAAAAAGCAAGATTCCTTGGGCATTGCTGATAATATATCCATTCATCAACATTTGAACCATCAACGTTATTAAGCATAACACCACGACATTCTTTGCAGGTACAAGGTAATTTTTGCGTCATTTCTTCGTATGAACAACCAATATCAAATTGTAGGTCCTCACAAAATTTATGGTATCGGATAATATCATTACCAACTTCTAATTGGTGTTCACAGGGAAAACTCTCGTAATTCTTTTCATCAATGCAATATTTTTTTAAACCACCTTGACGTTGAGTAAGATCATTAAGGCAACCGAAACAATCCTGATAACCCTCTATATTTTCAATAGAATAATGACCACCCCAGCAGTGAATCTTGGCATATAATTTATCATTTGGATCAGATGTTATTACATTATAGAATATCTCATCTCTGTAATGAATGACAAACACAACATTAAGCCGCATACTAACTACGAAATCCACTGCATCATCGTAGAGGGTACCCCCCGCTGAATAATCCCATATATGTGTGAGTACACGCCTAACTTCGGGATCTTTAGTTCGTTCATTAACCCAACTACGTAAACACTGATCCCATTTTTCAAAAGTGAAACCGCTTATTTTCATATATTGGACCATTAATGCTATCCAGAAACAACAATTTAAATAATCTTTGGTATTAATATCATCCAACATTTTATACATGACTGGGTTATATGAACGGTAATTAACAACAGGAGGGTGCAACTGATATATCTCTTTTAAGAAACGAAGATCATCATCTAAAATCTCGGGATTGTACTTTTGAATCTTCCCTTTTTGTGCTGAAAGTTTTGTAGCTGATTTCTTTTCTTTTAATTGCTCTTTTTGTTTAGCTTTGGCTTCGTGGTAACCTGGTGGAGCTCTCTTCTTCTTTTTATATTCAATTTTTTCTGGTAAACTATCTAATATATTTTTATATTTGACCATGACAGGGGCTTCTATTTGATCATAAATATTTTTTAATTTCAGTACTACGTCATTCTTGAATCTTAACAAGGTGTGAATAGTTGGAGGGCGCGGTAGTTTCACTATTAAATCTCCCTTTACACTGCATTTACATTGGATATCTCCCTTTACAACGAATAGATAGTAGTTATTTGGGTATTTGGAAATTAAATCAACTTTAAGAATCTTATTTCTATATACTAAAGGACCTGAAACTGAATCTTTTGAATCTTTGAGAAATGTTGTGATATCACCCATGCTCTTAATATCTACATTCTTTTTAAAGAATTCATACCATGGACGTTGATCATCAATCTTATAGGTACCCTTCTGAATACTATCTATAAGTTTGTAATTTTTATTAGTTGTTATAGAAGCAAAACCTAATTCTAAAACAGTGACTTCTTCCAAGACAGCCTCGAGGACACCTAAAAAACTTATAGGATTTGAATTTTTTCCTGAAGTTCGAAGGAAGGAACAAAAACTAGCTCTTAATTTTTTAGGGTCTACACCTACCATTGCATCTGAACATAGAAGATTGAAACTTTCTTGGCTAATCATAAAATCGCATTCTTCAGGTATATGTGAATAAATACTAAAGATTTGTTCCCATCTTTGCTTATTAAAAAATTCAAATCCGCGCTCCTTAGAGTTATTAAAAAGTAATCTACCAAGATCCTGTTTATCCCATAAATATTTGAAATGTAAAGTCCTGTTTATTGATCTGACAGCAAAATACCCTTTATCAGGATTTCCTTTTTCAATTTCAAAGAAAACTTGTTCTCCATCCTTAATATTCATTACTGGGGATAATCGCGAACCTGATTTGGCTATAATAATTTTATCTTTAAGGACTTTTTCGGTATTGAGACTGAGAACCAATTGATCCTTATCACTATAATCAATATATAATAAGGGTATCTTGATATCTTTGGGAGATGGAAAGATACACCCACAAACATGATCAGTAGCATCGTGTCTAATCCTTTTCTCAATTCTTATATATGCGATTCCATCATGAAATGTTGAATTGCAGTACATGTAGTTAAGTATTTCCGGGTGTTGATATATCTTATCGGATAATAAGTTCATAGTAATTTGACTTCCTGACCTCTTCCACTGATATTCAATTGAGTATCCATTATGGAAACTACCTTCATCACAAAAAGGACTAAACAGGTGCTGAACAAATAAGATCGGAATTCCCTGTAATAAAATATTATAAATTAATCCTTGACTTAAGTAGTACATAGTATGGGTCATAACTATAAAATCAGGTTTAAATGCAATAATATGCTTACAGAGATTATGACCTTGGGGGCATTCACAGAAATTGGTCTGCATAAAACCCTTATCCTGAGTTTCATAAATAGTTTGTTTAACTTTGAAATTTCTTTCCACATCTGCATCTTCAATTATAGGTCTATTTATGAAAAGATTATTACAATTCTGCATTTTCTTAAGGAGCCTAGAAGAAGCACCAATTTCTGCAATTCTGAATTCTCTTGGGTTTTTAACCATCTTCTTCACTATTAACCATTCTAGATATCTTCTTTCTTCAGCACTAAAGAAATGGGGGTTTGTGGGTTTCTCCTTAACAAGATTATAGGGTACATAACATAAATCATCAACTTTAGCATCTATTGGGAGATTGAGAGCATTTCTAAAAGCAACGACATTACTACAGGCTGATAAGTTTTCATTCATTAGATTGGTTGGATTTTTGGGGGGTTGATTTTTATTGGAATTATAAAAATTGG